AATAAACTTTATATATAAACCAGGTTGTGTGTACACGTTAGACAGCTCCTAACCTTCCATCTAAGGGAAGGCCACCTAACCTAAGTACGACCCTAACCCTAACGTAAGTTAAAGCACGCCGACAATCGCTCGTTCCGAGCTCTCGTCGGCTGTATTCACCGTAAGGTTTTGCCAGTACACATTTCGATTAATAGCAAATTTCACAGTATGAATTCCGGTAATCTGGTTATTTCCCCCATTTTCTGACGATGATTCTGGTGTACCGTATGATATGGCAAATATCCCATGCGCAATGCCTCTCGGCATTTTTCCTTGTACACTGTCTCCGCCACTGTCCGTCTGATCCTTAAAATAATACTTATTCACCCGCGCTCGCCATTCAATCTGAGATGTTCCGCCGGGCTGCAAATAATATCGTTCCTTTTTAAATATTCGAATATACTTCATTATATCTTTGTTTTGATATGGTGTCCATCCGTATTGATCCACCGCGTAATTAATATAATCAATGGCCGCTGGTCCGTCATCCGCAACTTGGGCATCGCTGCTACTAACCAAGTCAAATACATCCGTCTGGGCAGTCCGTTTGACTTTAAAATAATACAAATCGACATAACACGCATTTGTTCCAGTATTTTTCATCATAATCTCTTGAAAAAACGACTTCACCAATATCTTGTACTTCGTCGTTTGCGTTGTATCCGCATTCAAATTACTCGCTGAGATTTCGATAATATTGTTCAAATCATTCGAAGGTTTCGAATCATTTTTCGAATATGTCAACAACGGTATCATCGCTACCGCTTGTCTCCCCAATAATCCTGCTGCAATAGTTGACCCATCACGTCGAGTAACCAATGCATTTAGTGACCCTGCAGTAATAGAATTCGCGAAATGATATGTCGTGCCATAAGTACGATTGGGCCTCAATCGCACCAATGACTTCTGCATCCGTGTGGCTGCTCGATATCGCCTACGCGCTTTCGCAACACGTTTTCTATTCTTCCTAAGCGAGATGTTTTGTTTATCCCCTTGTGCTGTTGTGCTTTCAATAACCGCCTGCTGTCCACTCGACTTGGACGCACCGAGTGCTTGTGCTGCTCGTGCACCTGCATTAACCAACCGGAACAATCGTTCCACATTGCGCGGGTTCAAAAGACTCCCTCCACTTGGTCCTGCTTTACGGGGTGTTCTCGGGGGTGTAGGATACGCTCCTCTTGCCATTTTTGGTGAATGTATACATACATTTGTAACGCGTTTCCTTATATGGTAAATTTGTAAGACCGTGGTCTCACGCCTTGAAATATAAAAGGGGGCCGGGGCCGCCGCTCTATAGTAATACTGTCGCTTTGGCCCCTTCGAGTTCGATGCCCACCGTCAAATCCCGTTATTGGATAGTTACGTTATCTGCCGCTCAAAATGTTTACACTCCCGCGTTGGTCGATGGAATCACAGCTATCAAGGGACAGCTCGAACTCGGTGCAAACGGCTTTCTGCACTGGCAACTTGCCGTCTATACCACATCCCGTTTTACTCTTCGACAACTCAAGACAATACTCCCTGCCGGTGCACATATCGAGGCCATACGAAATCGAGAGGCCGCGTTCGACTACGTCTGGAAGGACGACACTTGTGTCGACATCGCAACACGATTCGAGTATGGGACTCTGCCTGTTCGTCGTAATAACCGTGTCGATTGGGATAGCGTTCGTGACAACGCTCGCAATGGTCGCCTGGATGATATTCCATCCGACATATTGGTTCGATACTACGGCAACATTAAACGACTTCGCGTAGACTCGATGGTCTGTCCAGAACGACCAGACATCCAATGCTTTCTCTATTGGGGCGAACCAGGGACGGGGAAGACAAGGCGTGCGTTCAACGAGGCCGGTTCGGACGCTTACGTTAAGACGCCTACGACTAAATGGTGGGATGGATACAAGGGTGAATCCAATGTTATCATCGACGATTTCTCGGGGATCATTCGAGCTGAATACATCAAGACCTGGCTCGACCGCTACCGCTGCTCAGTGGAGGTTAAGGGTGGCGCTGTTCCGCTCTGCGCGACACGATTCTGGATTACGTCTAACCATCCGATCGAGAAGTGGTACGATAGTCCTATCGACCAACGGGCAGTCAGAAGAAGGTTCACTAATGTAGTTCATTTTTCTGCTGATCATCCATTCCAATAAACTTTATATATAAACCAGGTTGTGTGTACACGTTAGACAGCTCCTAACCTTCCATCTAAGGGAAGGCCACCTAACCTAAGTACGACCCTAACCCTAACGTAAGTTAAAGCACGCCG